TACAGGGTCTAGTATACCTAGAGCTTCATCTAGAATGTGATCCATGTTACCCATGATTAACTCTTATTAACGTCAGTTCCACTCTCAGGATCAAATACTTTTGCATCTTCAAAGAATGATGAAGTTTCATTAAAACCAAAATCATCATCTGCATCAGCATTAGCAGGACTTGGTGTAACTGTATATCTTTGTTCTCTTGTAGGAGTGACCTCTGGTAGATTTGCAAATTGATCTACTTGAACTGTTTTAATAACCTTACCAGAAGTAACAGGGCCGTAAAGATAAAATTTAGTAGTAAAGGACATAGTGTATATAATTGCTCTACGAGATGCAAAATCACCTTGATAACTATCTTCGTAATCAATACTGTTTAGAATAATAGGAACATCTCTTTTAATTCCCATATCTGTCATATCATTAATTGTTAACGTATAGTCTGGTTGAAAGTAAGGAACAATTTGTTCTACAATTTGCAACGCATCATCAGAGTTTTTTGCCATTGCAAATAAAGTAATATCCATATTATATGGAACAGGCATAAACTGTGTGTCAAGTTTTTGTGCATCTGTGTTTGCTGCTTTAACTTTTTTAAACTTCTGTACACGATTTAGTTTTCTTGCAGAGTCATATGTTAGTGTACCAATTTCAAAACCTAATCTTGGTAAAGTAATTGCAGTTGCACTAGTCAAAGATGGGTCTTGATCTAAACGAGTTAAAAACTTTTGTTTTGGCCCGTATGCAAGTGGTACTTTCATGCTCTGTGTAACTACACCACTATTGTTCTTGCGAACAATTTGTACATTATTAAACATAGTTCCAAACGCCACGATTACGTTTCTTATTGTTTCGTGATAGAATTGTTGTCCTAACATTATCCTAAACTCCCTGCATCACCAAATGGATTCGTTTCTGAAAAATCTAATACGGAATCATCAAGTTCATCAAATAATTCATTTTGACTAGTAGTGTCTGTACTTTGATCACCTACTATATAGTCTTCTTGTAAGAGGTAAGAATCTATACCAGTATCAGCTGCATTTTCTAATAACAACGAACCTTGTAAGTCACTACTAGAAAATGTAACTGTAGGTGTACTAGTATATCCTGTACCAGCTTCAGTAATTGTAACCTCTGTAACTGTACCACTTGAATCAATAACTGCTGTACCAAGTGTTAATGTGTTATCATTCACAGCAGTAATTTCAAGGGTAGCTGGATTATCAATAGGAGTTGAAACAACATCTCCGACTTGATATCCTGTTCCAGCAACAGTTATGGTAAAACCTATCATACCACCACCGCCTGTTCCTCTTATTTGAAGTCCACTACCAGAACCTCCAACCATATTATAAAATGCGTTATTCGTATGACCAGCACCAAAAGTTAAAAGTCTACCAGCAGTGACAACACCTTGAATATCTGGTTGAGAAAATGTGACTGTAGGCGCTGTTGTATATGCACCACCTTGAGTAATTGATACTAAGGATACACCATCACCTGATAATGTTGAAGTACCAAATGCTTGATAAGTACTAAGTTCAAGTGTAAACTGGAATGAACTTGAAGAATTTGATAGATCATCTTCAATTGTGTCAATAGTATCAATACCAGTAGCAATATCTTCTGAACTATATTCAAATTGTTTGCATCTTAGTTTGTATACAGGATTGTTGTCTAGTTGATAGAAAGGTTCATCGTGATCTACAAAGTTTATCTCAAACATTTTTGCAATAACAGGGTGATAAACTAAATCACCTTCCTGTGGTCTATCTGCATCTGTAGAAGCTATATCCTGTAATACATAAAAGTTGTCATCTCCTTGCACACTTGAAAGTGTAGATGAACTGCCTGATTGATCTATACTTCCAGATTCTAAAAGTATACCCCCACCAGTTGTATCTGTTCCACTTTCAATAACAAATTGACTATCCATTTCTTGGAATCGTTCTTTAGAAACTACAAATGTAATCTCATTACGATTCTCTAAACCAAATTGCGTTATGATTTCTTTGTCGCCACCAAATCCCTCTGCATCTTCTACATACATTTCGATTGGTGTTTGTTTTGTATACGAAGAAAGACTATCTTCTCCAAGTACATTATCTAAAGCAACTGTATCACGATTAACATAATACACATCATGTCCATATATCTGTATGGCTTCTTTGATTAAGTTTTGATACAAACTTCTCTCTGTTGCAAGAGAATGTAGATTACTTGTATGAAATGCACTATTAGTTGACATTTGATTATCCTACCATATAGTCAATTGGTGTTTCAAATGATAACTGAATTTGTTCTTCTAGTCTTTCTAGTTGTTCTTGTGCTTGTTGATAGATTTCTCCACCATTCATTGTGACGCCACCTAACATTGCGACACCATTAAATTTAGAAAGGTTTGCACCCCACTGTCTTTTTATTAATTCTGTTGCATATCTTTTCAAATAGATATCATCAAATACATCACTATATGATGTTGGGTCAATCTTACGATAACATTCAATGATTATAAATTCATCTGCTTCAATATCATTTGTCCAATCCATGTCAATGTATAATCTATTTTGGTGTTGATTAAAACGAACAGGCTTTTCACCAACAAGAATATGTGAAAGAAAATCTAAGTGTTGCATTGTTTGTTGGTAATGTATAACAGAAGTAGAACTAAAATCGTATAGGTCATTCAATCTAAGTTGATACCTAATATCAAACATATTGTTTGTTGCAACATCGTCAAATGGGAAAACATTTAATACAGAAACTACCGCCTCTGGCATTGGAATGAAATTATTTCCTTCTGAGAAAGATGCAGTAATAGTACTATCTACTGGATCTGTTGCAGTTGTAGTCGTATTAGAAAGAGCTCTAGTTTTATCTGCCGCAGTAATCTGATGTTTGAGATACATTTTCTCAATACCATCATAATGATATTGTGCGAAATATTGTAAAGCTTCATCTAACCTGTCATCTACTTGGTCATCAGATACGTTTATGTCAATAACACCAAAACCTAATGCTCTTAGGCAGTATGATTTTAATGTTGCTTTTGAACTTGGAATAGCCATTTTTTCTTCCTTTATATACTATTTAGTCAATAACTAAAGTCCAGCACCAATAGCAATTGCAAATGCTCTAGTTCGTAATTCAGCTGCATCAACATATGCTTTAATTGATTGTTGTGATGCAACCTTTGTTGCAGAGTCACTTGATAAATCGTCTTCGTCTAAAAATGCAGTACCACTTATTCCTGTATTTATAACTGGACTCGTTAAGGTTTTGTTTGTTAATGTTTGTGATGATGTTAAAAGAGTAATCGCACTTGTGTTTGATAAGTCTGTACTTGCAATAGCAATATTTGCAGTTCCATTAAATGATTGACCAGCTATCGTTCTTGCAGTTTCAAGTGCAGTTGCTGTAGCTGCATTACCAGTAGTATCTTGATTCAGAGTTCCAATCACTAAATCAATAGTACCATCGGCATCTTGATATGTTACAGTAATGCCTGTTTCTGTGTTACTAGAAAACATTGCACCGACTGTATCTTGGACAACTTCAGATAAATCTATGTTTGCAGACCCATCAAAAGAAACTCCGTGAATGGTTCTTGCAGTTTCAAGTGCAGTTGCGGTGGCTGCATTACCTGAAGTATCTTGGTTACCAGAAGTATTAACACCAGCTAAATTAATATTTGCACTACCATCAAAAGAAACCCCACCAATAGTTCTAGCAGTTTCTAGTGTAGTTGCTGTACCAGCATTACCAGTAGTATCTTGATTAAGAGTTCCAACTGTAAAATCTAACTTTCCGTTTGTATCATCATAAGTAACTGCAATACCACTTTCAGTATTGCTACCAATCATTCCACCAACAACATCTTGTAATTGTTCATCGGTAATTGTGTCACCAGCATCTGCACCAACAAACTTATTAGTAGATGCCTGATACTTTAGAAACTTACCATCTACTTTTGCGGTATTTCTATCAACATCATCCATAAACTCAAGTCTAACTTCACCACCACCAGCACCAGACATTTGTGATGATGCTATTTGTTGTCCAATGAGTGATCTAAAGTTATCAAACTCTTTTCGTAGAGTTGTAATCTGTGCTACTTCTTCTTTAACTGTAGTTTTTTCTTGCATATCATTAAGATGTACAATAGCCTTATCTACAAGGTCTGCTTTCTTTTCTACATTTGTGGGTTCTTCTACTAAAGATTCTGTTTCAACTTCATCAACAATAATATTTTTAGGTTCTTCAACTATCTCTACTATTGGTTCTGGTTCAATTAGTTCAGAGAATAGTTGTTCAAGTGCTTCTAGTTTTGCACCTTCATTGATTGGTTCAACAATTTTTTCTTGGATAACTT